ATATCGTCATAACTATAACGCCTTTTTACATATTTACCTTCTTGAATGCGAAGAAGCGTCTTTCTAACCTTATGCTTGTATAGAAGTGCTTTTACCATTTCACTCTTTTCACCAGTTATTTTAATAATATTATCTTTATTTATTTCTCCTTTTGGTTCTTGAATTTCAACAATAGGTTTTTTCCTCAATTCTTTAATAATTTTGAATTGCTTCAACTTCTCATTAAAGAATTCCGTATATTCTTCGTAATTCTCTTTAATCCAATATTTTTCTTCACAATTATACTTGCGACCACAACAATCAGTAGTATCAAATATATTCAGTTCTTTAATCAAATCCTCCATATAATCCACTACAATATCACTAATAAAATCCGCTCCTACTTCTTCCGCATATTCACTCAATCCATCAATCCACTCATCGCTCCAATAATGGTTGTGATTGTGGTAAAGAAAGTCAATTCCTTCTATACGCCAGGTAAGTAGGTCAATTACCGATTGATATGTCTCGTTATTCATCAAAACATTCTCACAATAATCACTCAAATCAATAGTCAAATTTTCCTCGTTAAACTTCATCTTGTTTTTGTTGTTATGCTATGTTGTTCGGTTCAAGAATCAATTTTGTTATAATGTTATGCTATGATATAGATGAAAAAATCTCAATCAATTTTTTGTAAGGACGGAGTTTTCGCCAGGTTCTCGCCAGGTTCTCGCCAGGTTCTTTATTAAACCCTATATTAAAACTATGGTTCATTCATTACAAAATGGAGACAAACCGACCCTACGGACAAAATTACCAGGTTATAACCTGGAAAAATCGCTTCTTTACTAAAAATTGATTGAGGATTTTTCATCTATAATGAAAGCATAACATACAACTACTATATATGAACCATACTAACCAGAATTATCAAAATTGATTTTTTTGAAAAGCATATCGCTTGATTATCAAAATTGATTTTTAAAACAAAGAACACTCCAATAAAACATAAAACAAAGCAAGATGCCTTTCTGGAATGGAACCGAGTTTGAGACTTCTTACGCCCAGAGCGTTCTAACTCCAATTGAATTTTGTGAAGATAATGGACGGAATGGTTTTCACACTAGATTGGTGGATACAACGGAGAACCAGATTATTATTGATGGAGATGTAGGCGTAATGAATACGCTTCTTCTTTCTGGTGGAACTTGCCCCCAATACAATAATACAATTGCCGATACTCATTTTGAAGAATATAAGACCAGAATGAACCGCCCTGATATTACAAAAGAAGAGATTGAGTTTGTTTTTGTGGAATATACTACTATGCCTAAAAAGTTTGAGAAGAGGGTAAAAGAAATTGTAAAAGATGAGATTGAAACTGAAATGATTCAGCGTGGAATGATTAACCGATTTGGACTTGGATATTGTTGCCGTAGGATTGGAAATTATATGGCGATGAGGGAGAAAAAGCGTTTTAGTAAGAAAAATACACTGAAAATCGGTAGTCTAGGAATTCGTGAAAAAAATGGTAATGAAATTATGTGGTTGTTTGGAAATGGCGGAGATGTGCGGACTTGTGAGACTATCTAAAATAAATGTAGATTTTGTAGATTTTGTAGCAAAAAAATAAAAACCCTTTTTATATTGTCCGTAGTATCGGTTTGTCTCCTGGTAAAATCGCCAGGTTATAACCTGGAACTTTTTGAAAATGATGAATGAAACATTCAAAACAATATAGCGTTTTAATGAACTCACAAAAAATTGATTTTTGAAACGAACAACAATCTAATCAACATTACAAAACAATACAATACAAAACAATACAAAACAATATGCCGAACCAAAAGAAGCACCTAACTAAAAAGCAGAAGAAGGCGATGGAGGATAAGAAGATTGATGATATTGCGAAGAATATGAAGGGCGATATGTATGTATGTATGAATGACCCTTCTATTACAGAACTTTATTCACAATATCTAAAAGATGAAGATGATTGTATGGTAATTGTAAATGAAGAACTAGATGACTATACATCTTGTAATACTCTTGAAGAATTTGAAGAGCGTCTTGTAAATGTCGCTAGAACTAAAATTGGATTTTGGATTTGGGGTATGAAATCCAGAAAAATTTATACTCGTCCTCGTCTATTGAGAAATGAATATTCTTTTAATGAAACTTTCAAAAGTAATTTTATGAATATGGCGAAGGCATCTACTTTTATTAAAAAGATGCTCTTGTCTATTGATGCTGTTTGTCTTCTTCTTTTGAAGAGTGATAAGATGGATGAAAATAAGGGTAAAAGTCCATTTAACTTTCCATCTCTTTTTATGGAGAAAGATGAAAATGATGGACTATTCTATATCCAATTTGATAATTATATTTGTGAAACTATTCTAGAAATGGATACTCACTTCCAAGATGTCGCTAAAAAACTAGTTGCTGTTAAATAAATAAATAAAACAACAAAAACTACAAAAACTACAAAAAAATAAACTCATTACTACAATAATTTTTAAATAAATATTTTTATATTTTTATATTTATAATTCATTCGTCCTTTCATTAAAATAATTGTCTAATTCACACACATCATTACAATTATGAGAGCGAATGAGTGTATGTGGTGCGATTATAATATATTCATAACTTAAATCACACGGATTACCAAAACTAGATTTTCTTATTTTATATCTCTTTTCTTCACCAGTTTTATTTTCTTTTATAATTATTGTTTTTGGAGTTCTTTTAATTACTTTGTAATAAATTCTATGTCCGCCGTGAAAAGCACAATCGCTCATATGTTCTCTAAAATAAGTATCACTCACTTTAAATGTTGAATGGAAAGGCATCTTGTTTTGTTATTATGCTTGATGAATTGTTGTTTTGACCGAGAATCAATTTTGATAAAAATCAATTTTGAAAAAATCTTTCTGGTTTAGATTGACTTATTTTTACCATTCGTCTTCGGTTTATCCAGAATAATATAGTATCCTTTGATGCTCGTAGGGATTGCGTTATAGGTCATAATTGTAGATTTTGTAGTTTTTGTTGCCTGTATTCTGTATAGTATGGTCTGTATTCTTTTAGGTTAAAAAAAATATTTTCATTTTTTTTGAGGGTTTATAGTAGGTCATAATGAAAAAACTAATCCAGTTCTTAAAAGAATTATATATTAAAATTAAATGTGCTTTCTGCTGTAAAAGTAATTGCTCCATACAGATTGGAGAAGAAGAAGAAAAATCAACCGAAACTACAAAATCAACAAAAATTTAATCTATCGGTTCGCTGTAATCTAATTTTTTCATCTTTTTTAATTCCTCGTCTATTGTTTTATTTTTTTTATTTCCTAAATGCTGAAAAATTACTTCAAAAATATAATCTTTTATTTTCTGTATATCCACTTCATCAAAATCTTTTATTGCTGTAAAAAATCTAGTCTTTGCTCTGTAATCTAAATATGTGTTAAAATCTTCATTTGTTCCTAATTTTTCTTCTAAACAGACTACATCATATACTTTCTCCAAAGTCTCTTTATAAATATCTCCAATTGTTCTGCGTGGTCTTTTTAATTCTGCTATTACTACTGAATGTCTTGTTCCATAAAAACTATGGACTTCGTGTTCTAATTCTGCTCCATTAAAAAATATTGGATTGTATCTTATATTATAATCTCCACGCCCTTCTATATATGTCTCACCTCCTATATAATCACCTAAACCCATTAACAGACTTTCACCATTATTCTTACTATCTTTATGTCTAGGGCATTTAAAATTCCTATTCACTTGAACTAAAACCCCTTCATCAAAATCAAAAATATCGCCCCATAATTCCTTACAGCATTCATAAATTTTTCTTTTATTTTTTTCCATACATAAACTTGGTAATATAGGTTGTGCTGGTTTTCCTGTATGTATTGTATATCCTACATTATTACTCATTTGTTCTCTTCTCATTTTACTATAACTTTTATCAGCATTCTTACTAACTATTGTATATTTGTATTCTTCTAATGCCTTTAATAATTTTCTATATTTTTCAGGGCATTTCTTTAATATTTTTATATTATCTTCTTTCTGTTCTAATGTTAAATCATCTACATAAATTCTACTACACATTTTATTATAAAATAAAAAACCAGAATAAAAAAAATATATAAACCCAGACCAGCATGCTGGATTTTTTGACTTACACTTTTTCTAAAAGTGTTTTAATTCTTTCTTACCGCCGCTACAAGTGTAATTGTTTCACTACCTAATCCATTATTATCTTTTACTGCTCTCACATATCTACACGCTACATTTGGAAAACTTACAACAAAATCTCCTGTTGTGCCGTCTGGATAGATTGTATTAAAATTATCTCTGTAATATGTTGTATTATTTGTGGAAAACTCCATATAAATAGGGTCGCTTGTATTTGTTGTATTACCTACAATTTGTAATACTGAATAATCTTGAAAATCTAAAACGCCACTTGTATTATTAAATGAACTAGCACCTAAAACAGCAGCACTCCATAAATTAGATGTCGCCGATGTCTTGTCGCTATTGTTTGTAATCGTCGCACTTGATACAATATCCACTTGGACTTCACTACCACTTACCGCACCAGCGATAGTTGAGAGATGTCCTATTGCTGTGCTTTGGTTCGCAGAAGTAGATGCTCCACTAGGGAGAGGGAGAGATACTGCCGAAACTGGTTGTGTGGTCGCTGACCCATCTGTGGTGAGTGTTCCACTTAATAAACCTACAATCGTGCCTTGGTTCGCAGAAGTAGATGCCCCAGAAGGCAGAGGGAGACTTACTGCTGATACAGGTTGCGTTGCTCCACTTCCATCCACTAATAATGTTCCACCTAAACTTGTCTCAATTGCGGATAAATGTCCGTTTGCTGTTCCTTGCTGTGTAATCTGTGTTGCTTGATTTGATGCCGAAGCGTCGCCTACTCCTGATGTGTTTGATACTACCGCTATTTTTAAATTATTGCTTCCATCGTGTTCTAACGCCGCTATACTTCCACTTCCATTCGTCGCATACATTAAACTATCCATTAAACTCATATTTGATTTTATATAATCTATTTAGATTTTTTATGCTTATTCCATAAATCTTTATCTGCTGTTTTTTGTGTTGTTCCACCCATTACAAAAGAATAAACTCTCGCATAACTCCACTGGACTTTACCCATTTTCGCACTTCTCGGTGCGGACGCATTCTTTTTACCACTTTTTAATCTTACTGATGCTATATTACTTTTCCACGCCCCAGTTCCTCTATTATAAACTTCTTGTAATATACTCTTTTTAATACCTGTTAATCTGCTTATATCTGCTAAACTATTTGATTGTCCTTCTTTCTGTTTGTATTTCTTATTGAATTTTTGCTTATTTGTTAATACCATTCTATATATATTTTTGATATTACTTTTTTATAAAAAGTATTTATGTCCTATTAACTTTTACCTTCTTCTTGTTTGCTTTTATTGTAGATTTTGTAGTTTTTGTAGTTTTTGTAGATTTCGGCATAAAAAATATTTGATTTAATCTTGGTCTATCTTTATAATTTGGTTCTTGCTTATTATGTAATGCTTCCGCATCTCTTACTTGGTCGTGGTCTATCATTTCTGGTGGTGGAATATCTTCCTCCTGTTCCTCTTCCTCATATAATAACATATTAAATGATTTCATAAAATCTAAATCCATTATACTATAAAATATACATACATAACTATTCAAAACTTATAATACCTTCTGTTTTTGGATATTCCGCCTTTACTTTATTTTTTACAGGTCTTTCTGTTTTATAATTACTTCCATATTTTTTTAATATTCTTTTCATTATTTTTAATTCATTCTCCTTTTTTTTTATTAAATTTATATATTCACTTTCATTCTCTTTAAAACATTTTCTATGATAAAAAGTTAATCCATCTTCCTCTGCGTTTATTCCTTTCAATCTTATTCTTTCATCACATAATTTACATTTATAATCCATCTTTACATACATAATTCATCTAAATTAACTTCTTCTAATTCATCGCACTCTATCCGTGATACTAATTTCACTATATTTGGTTCATCTAAAAAAGTTTGTTCTAATTGTGCTACTTCATCTTCTATGAGTTCTTCTTCTAATTGTTGTTTTTGTTGATTTAGTAGTTTTTCTTTATGAATTACACTTTTTAAATGCTCATTCATATATCTTTTAGATACAACCCTACCACATTCACAATTTATTTTTTTAATTCCTTCTTCTCTCATTTTTATATAATCTGCTTTCTTCTTTGCTTTCTGTTTTGCGTGAGTTTCTGGATTGTAATACCATTTCCTCCATCTTAATTTATCTTTTATTTTCTTATCCTCTGGTGATTGATATGGTGCTATTTCATTTAAAGAAGGTTTTAATAAATTATAATAATAATTCTCTCTTATTCTTACTTTATTTTTATTTGTATATTTTACTTCTTCCAGAATTTCTAATGATAAATTATCAAAACCTACATTCCTAATAAATTTATAAAATTTACAATTTCCAGTTTTAGATTTTTCTTTATGGTCCTGTAATCTTTTCTTTAATGGTCTTAATGTTGAACCTATATAACAATCATCTCCATAACTTAATTTATATACATAACCACAAAATCCAGTTGTTAAATATTCTTTTAATAATACTTTTCCACCTTCTCTCGGCATCGTAATATTGTTTTTTAGATATATTAACCATAGGTTTTTCTTCGTGTTTTGAAACGCACTAATAACAACAAAAACTACAAAAACTACAATTATTTTTTATAACTATCTTTCTTTTGTTCTTCTTGTGCTTGTAATTCCAATAATGCTGGAATATTTGATGGACTTCTTTGTAATGTTAAAAATATTGTATTATCATCTCCTAAATTTGTCGCAGGTGTATAATCGGGTTTTAAAATACGGACTTTTAATCCTTGTATCGTCATCGGCATTCCAATATGCTTATAAACAATCGCATCATCATTACTTCCATTTGTGTAATTATCATTTTCATAATATCTTGATACAATCCCTATAATATTTTGTTTTAAATCCACGCCACTATTGATTGATGTTGGTATGCCTTCCACCGATATTAAATAATATCCAAAAGATACATTACTAACATTATAATTTCCTTCGGCATAAATCTCGTTTTGTTGTGGAGCAGCAATAGGGTTAATAAACGGGGCAACAGAAAAATCTGGTAATGTAATAAAATCAGTAGCACCATTTTTATTCACGGCACTTGTTAAACCAGTCAAAGCACCAGTCATACTCACGCCATCTCGTAAATCTTGTATTGAACTAGGGTTAGTAGGGTCTTTAAAAATCATAAATGTAGAACTTAAACCAGTCGCAGTAGAATTTGTAGTATCGTATCCTGCTGGTATTAAATCACTTCTAAATCCTATTTCACCAGTATTTCCAAAAAATAGTGGTTTTGTTGTTCCATCAGCATAGGTAGATTGAATAGATTTTATTATTATTCCACTATATTTGTTTTGGAGCATTAGCGTTGCTGATGACTGGTTCACGAATTTTATTGATTGTTTGTTATTGTAATATAAACTCATATTCAAATATGAAAATTTAAATTTCTCTAATCCTTCATCATATTCCAAAGAAAAATTGTCTGTTCCAAAATAAATATCATTCGGCGGAGTAGGGGGTGGTCCAGCGGATATATTTCCACTAGGTTGTAATTTAAATGCGTAATTTCCATCAAAAGCATCCACCCAGATTGCGTTTTTTGCGAATAATCCAGTTGAGGGGTGGTTATAAAAAGAACTACCAGTAGATTGTAAAAACATATTTCCACCAGTAGGTTCTTTTCTTTGTAATTCAGTTGTGGTGCTGATTGCGTCTGCTTCCGCTGTAATTCTTTCTGCTAAATCACCTGGACTATATGTTCCAGCGTCAATTGTAATACTTTGACTTGCTGTATAAGGTGTATAAATAGATGCCGAACCACTCGGGGCAGATAAATCAACCTTAATTGTGCTTTTATCTATATTAAATTCATCTATTTCTCCATTCGTAAAACTATCATAAACTATTCTAAAAGTTCCAGAGAGGCATCTAATAGGTTGATTTTCTCCACGAGACCACCACCAAGTAGGCGAACCATCTACGCCCTTCGTAAAAGTTAATAAATTATGGACTTGATGCTGGTGATTATTCAAATCTGTATATGCTAGGGTCATTCCAAACTGGTCGCCTTCTCTTCCTTGTCTTCCAGTTGGATTACACTGGCAGTATATCTCTTCTAGATTTTGATGTGATAGTGCCCCACCATTCGGCACTTGTAATACAAATGGTCTGTAATTTATTCTGTCTTGCCCCCAATCTGGACCAGTTATAGGGTCAGCAGGGTTCGCATTTAAATAATTCGTAAAATTATTTGAACCATAGGCATTTAATAAATAATAATAAAAATCAAATTTTATTGTTAAATCTTGTTCTAATATAATATTTCCACTACTAGATGCTCTACTATCTATAATCGCTTTATTCAATACTAATTCATCACCTTCCATAATTTCTAATGGTTGTTTTAGAGTAGTCGTCCAAGTTCCATTATTATCTCCAAAACTCGTTCCGTTTTTTTGTGATGCTTGAAAAAATGGATTGATATTATTCATACTCATTTTTCTTTTTTTCTATACATTATTCTAATATATTTTAATAACAAAATTCGTCTGTTGTTCCTAATAACCACCATAATCTATAAATACTAAATGTTTTATTATCCATATGTAATGCTTCTGGTAATATATATTCCAAAAAAGTAGGTTCTGTAAAATGTTTTGCTAAATATACTATTGAATATGCCGTAGCGAATTTATCTAAATTTATGTTTTTAAATGATGAATCACTTACTACTAAAAATTCTTTATAATATTCCTCTATATCCTTCCTCGTAATAGAATAATTAAAATGTGTAGTTTTTGTTGTTTTTGTTGCTTTCATTTGATATAATCAAAATATTAAAAAAATAAAAAATAAACAATATCTACAAAATCTACAAATTTAGGCGTAGGCGATTTGATATGTTCCATCAGGGGCGACTTGTAAAACTTTTCTTACTTCTCCAAAGAAATTACAATCTACCGCTTGATTGAGTTTATATTCGGCAGTAGGCACACTTGTATCGTGTGCCGCCGTGCGTTTAAATATGAATTGTAATTCATTAACATTCTCCGCTACTAAAAAACTTCTGTAATCTTGTTCTCCTAGTGTCGCTTTTGGTTGGACGCCTAGAACATCTCTCGCATTTGCGTTTTGTGGTAAATGATTGGCGTTTAAATAACAATTAACTTCGCCGAATGTATCTACTAATTCGCCTAATGCTTTATTTGGTGTATCTTGACCTGCTCCTGCTTCTAAATTGCGTCCATTTATTCTCATATTACTCTGTTCTCTAAAAAATAATTGACTTCCTAATTTATTTAATTGTGTGCTAAATTGACCTGCTGTGGTAGTTGTAGGGGTTTTGACTAATAAAAGTCTATTAACATATTTATTATCATAACCTTTTAATTGTTTTGTTTCACTCTGTTCTAATGTTTGTTCTCCTACTGATGGGTTTTTTCCATTTATTCTTACAAAATCGTGTTCCATTTCCATAAAAAGTCCTCCTTTAAATCCAGAAAGTAGTTTGTTTTGAGTTTCTGGGTCAGTCATTTCATCAACAATAAGAGTAGGGTTAATATTTGTTGCTTGATTTGTTAATACACCTGATTTGAATTGAATGACTAATCTCATATCTTTAAATACAGAAGTGGGTAAATACATTAACGCTTGAAGCATAGGTAAAAATCTTTTAACATCTAACCAACCTAACGCTGTTGTGCTTATACTCGTATTGTATGAATTTGCTGAATTTGTTGTGTCTAAAAGAGCATTTTTAGGGGTTAAAAAATCGTCTAATTCTCTCTTTTCATAACCTAAATTGTTTTTCAATAAAAAATGTTCTAAATCTCTGTTTGTGCTGTTTCCTTTGGCGTAATTGTGAAAAGCAGCATACTTATCAAATTGAAGTAATTGTGAAAGAACATAATTATTATCATATAAATGAATACTCTCAATCAATTCTCCTACACCAGCACCAACATTTATATTTTGTGGTGTGCCTGTCGCCGAAATTCCAGCGACCCTCATATTAGAAAGAAAAATAGAATTCTTATTAAATCTCCATTCTACTCTTGAATTATTAACATCTAAAATTGGGTCAAGAATTCTTGTCGTGATGCTACTAGAATAAAAACTCATTATGTATTTGTATATATTATATTACTATTATAATTTTAGTAATTCTTTAAAAATAAATAAAAAAATCCTTGAAAAAATACTTTAAAAAATATTTGTAGATTTTGTAGTTTTTGTAGAATCCTTGCTTAAAGAACCATTAAAGAATGGAAGAACATATGTGCCGAGAACCCTTCACTACTATTAACAGCACTATCTAATTGAATATTGAGACTATCATTAACAAGTGAGATATATTCGCCGAATGAGAGACCTACTCCATAACTTTCATTACCTTTTAATTTTTTGAGCGTCATACTGGAATGTTTGCCTCCATCTTTCATAGCATCTAAATAACGGAGTAATACTTCTTCTCTGTTATTGATTGGATATTGAATGCGTTGTGCGGTTGAGTTATTAAAAAGAAATTGAACCCTTGTTGTTTTTGGAAGAACTTGCCGAGCAAGTGAATTTGGTGCGTTGCCCCCTTCGTCCGCTTGTTTTATAAATGAGACCGCTACTGAATTACAAGACGCTGGAACTTTCGCATTTAAATTGGAAGCACCAGAGAGAATTGCTTGGCGGATATGATATTTGACTTTCATCGCTACTGGTTGAACTGGTGTGGAGGCGGCGGCGGTTTTATAATGTAATTGTAAATTCGTCATACTATATGTTGTTGTGGAAGATACACCAGAACCGAATAACGCTCTTTGATGCCGAGCAAGAGTTAATACAACTCTAATAGCACCTGTTTTGCTGAATGGAATTAACTGATTACCTTCGCAGTTATTCAAGCAGATATTTGGTTTATAACTAAAATCAACTGGGTCATTCAATACTGGTGTTTGACCTGTTGTGTTTGTTTCTCTACCAGTTAAAATCAATTCACTCATTTCACGCATAGGCACTTTTAATTCACAAGATTTAGAACCTACACACATATCATTATGAGAAGATTGAGCATCTTCTAACATACCCTCATAGCGTCCTACTTCGTTCGCAAGTTCTACTTGACCTTTTGTTTGAAAAGAAGTTTGAATTTGAGATACAAAAGCAGATACACCAACTTTTTCATCAAAATAAATTTTATCACCAGCGGCGACATTTGCTCCATTATTGAGAACACGGATATTACCAGTTATACGGACAGAATTTCCTACTAAATTTCTGGCGACATCAGGGGCGATGAGAAAATCTACATTATCATATTCGGTGAATGATGCTTTATTGTTTTCTGGAATAATTAAATTCTTTTGGAATTCTAATACGGACATTACTTATGGTTTATATAATAAAAATATAAATTATTTTAGATTTAACCATACTATAAAAAATAAATTGAAAAAAGTTAAATATTTTTTTTTTAAAATTTTCGTAGTTTTTGTTGTTTCTGTTGTGCTACAAAATCTACAAAATCTACAAAGCGACACGCCGAGCGACTGATTTGTATAAAAGTAATTTACTAACTCCACCTTGACCTGATGCTCCATTTATATCCACTTGTAATAATTTGCGTTGTGGTGTAATAGGTAATGGATTTCCAAGAAAAACTAGATTTTTAGAATTACCAGCATATCTTCCATCAAAAAAGTCATTACTGGCGATATTCTTTTCGTGGAGATTTCTTAATGGTAATGCTCCATTTAATAAATACATCGCTATTCTATCATAATATAATGGAGTGCGTGGAGAGATTTCTACACGGCGGTCGGTGAGTGCTACATTATTATTTCTTAATCTGTAATCTTGATATTGATTTCCAGCAGCGTTATTACTACAAGTTAAATCACTCGCCGTATCTGGAAGACATAATAAAACATTAAACGCTTCCGCTTCTACATTATACATTCTTGAAAATGAGGTTTGACCTGCTCCACTATCTTCTTCATTTGTGTATGTATTATAAACTAATTCATCTACACTTTCCATTTGTGTATTTTCTACAACTACTAATTGTGCTTCGGTCCAATCTAAACTTAATGAACCAGCATTTACACCATCTACTCTAATACTTCCTAATACTTGACCCGCTGGAAGAGAGACAATTGTATCGGCGACGGTGAGTGTGAGTTTTTGAGTAGTCGTATCATAAGCGATGCCTGTAATCGTAGTCTTTTTAGGTGTAATTGTGCTTCCTGTTGTTTGATTTGTTCCAGAGACTTCTATCTTTTGACCGACCCAGTATGGAGAACAATCTGGATTTACAAAAGTTTGCGTAGTTGTAATATCTGTTAATTCTACACCAGCGGCAGAATTATCAAAATGAGTATTTGCTTCTTCACCGAATTCGGTTGCTGGACTTCCGCTTCCTGTTCCTGCTCCTTGTAATTGCGAGACTTTCCATTTATCAAAATTCATTTCTAAATGTAATCTTAATTGACCTAATTTATCGCAAGGGAGAGAGGTGGAGCGTCCTAATTCTACTAAATGAGACATAGGGACTACAACATCTACAATATTTTGAACTGATTTTGTTGTTCCAGTATTAAAAAATTCTACGCCTGGTGCTACTTTAATATTTCCTTGTGCGTTTCTTTGATTGAGTTCTCTATAACTTACTCCAACACAATCTTCTTCATTATCAGTATAGGCGTATAATTGTTGCCTTAAAACATCATTTCTTCTAATATCTTCTAAAACCCCAGCAGTAGCAGATGTGAGACGGACATTTTTGACTAATGCGTTATTTTTAAAACTATCTTGAACGGCAGTAGCACCTCCATCATTACTCCAATTAAAACACCAATTATAGACACCTGCCCCTGTTCCTGTTCCAGCGGCATCTGTGGTTGTGATATTTGCCCTTAAATTAACATAACTTTTAGACATATCATATTGCTTACCTCCTGGAATATGAAAATCAATTAAATTTTTCTTATCCGTAAATGAACCACTTTGAATAGATTGAATTTTTTGAACTACTTTCATTTTTGTATATTATAGAATAATATTTTTATATAATCTAATTAATTTTAGAAAAAGTAAAATGTAAAATTAAAAAATAATTACCATAATAATTTATCAGCGTAATAACTATTCGTTCCAACTTTATTTCTATATTTTTGATGCCTTGATTTATATGCTTTCCTGCGTTTATCTGCGACTTCCTTTCCATCTTCTCTTAAAAAAGTAGGGTAATCTTTATATCCTATTGCTCCTACACTTGCTACTTTCTTACCATCTTTAAAAACATCAATCTTTTTTTTAGAATTCGTGGATTTCTTAACAACCACACCTAATTTCTTCGCTTGACTTCTTGTATATGCTGTAATCGTATAACTCATTTATTATATACTAATACTTTTTAACAAAAAGTAAAATCAAAAAATAAAGTAATATCAAAAATTAAAACATCAAAAATCTACAAAAATTTCATACAAATCTACAAAAATATTTCCATTTTGTAGTTTTTTTAGAAAAAAATCAAAATTTAAAAAATAATAAAATCCTAAAATCTATACCCTACCTTCTTATAAAAAAATACTAATCCTAAAATACTTCTTATACTAACAATAACATAATAATACATAAAACTACAAAAACTACAAAAACTACAAAAATTAAAAACTTACTAATACAATAAAAAAATATTTAATAAATATATATAATATATATATATATATAGAGGCGATATATAGTCTCCACAAAGAACAATATTCTATGGCGTATGCTCTGCGGAGAATAGTTTTCAATATTTTTGTAGATTTTGTAGATTTTGTAGAATTTGTAGATTTTTAGATTGTTTCATTTTCCACCTCTTTTTTTCCTTGTTTCGGCAAGTCGTCATATCGTTTTATGACTTCTGCCTTTTTTTCTTCCAGTTCATTCATTTTTTCATTCAAAAATGCTTCCATCTTATTCATCTTTTCATCTTCTTCGTCCAGTTTATCTTCTTCTTGTTTTATCTGGTATTGTTCTATACACCACCTCATAAATACATTTTTCATAGGGTTTTTATCGTCCATAAAATCATATCCATAATATCCTTCACACATTACTTCTTGAATAAATCTCTCATACATATCCTCTTCCTCAATAAATACCTGAAAATCGCTCATCTTACACATATTACTTTATATAATTGTTCTTCGTGCTTACCCCTTATGTTGTTTTGTATAAAATCAATTTTTTATTTTTCACGGCATCATCTTCTTCTGTATTTCACTATATACTGGATTTAAATGTTTTAGATTTCTTTTATATTTTATGTAATTACCTTCATTTTGTTTATAATCACTACATTTTCCATAATATTTTCCATATTTTTTTATCATCTGGTAGGGGCATAATCCTTCTTCTTTTCTAATTTTATACCATAACCTATTACTATTTAATCGTTCTTCTCGTTCCTCTGGTGTTTCCTTTCCTTTTGGTTTTGTTCTATATCCTATCATATTGTTTATTATGATATTTCATAAAAAAGTAAAAAATACACAAAAACTACAAAATCTACATTTTTTTAAAATCCTCCTGCTCCTTTCACTACCGAGACTAATTCTTGCGGTGGTGCGACTGGTTTTGGTGGATTTTTAACACTATCCGCTCCTTCTATTCCTCCTATCAATCCACCTATTCCTAATATTAACCCTATAAATGCTGTAAATGGGTCAAAATCTAATGCCGCCCCGAGTGCTTCTGGAACTTTCGTAGCAAGATTTCCAAGTGCTTCGCCAGTCGCATCCGCTTCCGCTCCTGCTCCTGCTCCTGCCCCTGCTCCTGCTCCTTCCCCTGCTCCACTACTCGCTTCGGCACTTTCAAGCGCATTTGATACATCTTGACTTGTTCCTACGCTTCCTGCTTCTGGATTTGCGGTCGCATCGGCACTCGCATCTCCACTTCCACTTTCTTCTGTTTGTTCTGGTCTTACTCCGCCATTTTCTTGTCCTTGTGGTTGTCTATTCATCATATCACGCATCGGTGCGAGTTGGTCTCTTACAGCACTTTCTTCTGGTTGTAAAAATACTTGTTTATCTCCATCTTCAAAACCATTTTCAATATTATATAAATCACTTTGTCTGGAATTTTCTATTTCTACTTCATCTGGTAATTCTTGTTCTGGATTTTCTTGCTTAACATATCGTTTATATAAATCTGGATTATTCACTATATCTCTTTGTGAATATAAATTATCTAAAAAACTTCCACCTTCTTCTGCCCCCGCCTCGCCACTTGCTTCGGCACCTTCACTTGCTTCTGCTCCTCCTACATCTGGCGACCCTTCTGGGGCATCAAAATCAATCGGCGTTCCTTGTTCAAAAGGTTGTGCTTCTACTGGTTGGACTTCTTGGTCTGGGTCAAAAGTAGGGTTGCTATATTCAGTTTCAGTTGGTTCTTCTGCTTGTTGTCCTCCCTGTGCTCTTCTTTCTGCGGTGTTTTTAGAATAATTATCATTATAATATTGTCTTGTTTTGTTAAAAATATTTTTTGCTCCTTTTGCGATATAACTTCTACCTTCTTTTTTTAAAATAAAATTACTTAATCCTTTTTCTAAAAAAATACTACTTGGTAATCCAGTAGCGGTTTCAATAATCGCTTTTGTTTCTTCTATACCTGGTAATTTAGAGGCATATTCCCTTTGTTGTTGTGCTATTTCCTCATTTCTATCTGCTATAACAGAAGAGAGAGAATTCATATATTCCATATAATCATTCATTTTTATATATAATAATAATCTATTATTTTTTGTTTTCAATCATCAATATATTTTTTAGTGTCTATTACATTAAATTCACCATCTAAATACATTTCTTCCATACTATTCGTGTAATTTATTATTAAAGGGTTATGCTTATCTTTTGTTATATCTTTCGCCATTTTCATAAATGATTTTTTTTTATCCATAGTGTTATGTTCGTGTTCTAATGCTTCTAATTGTTTGTTGTTTGTCTGGAACATAATAATACCAGAACTATTACTTCTACAAGAATAAGGGCATTTTGAATAATGCTGTAATGTCGTCCATACACTACAATTTATATGCCTACCCCTAATAAATAAATCTTGAACTCCACCATTTTCTCTATCTTTTAAATGTGCTAGACAATCATCTAAAATTACTAAACTTTGTGGTGGTTTTTCATCATTCGCTAGTGCTTCTTCATATTGTTCTGTAATAAATGTTAATACAGCATTTAAACTATCTTCATCTAAACTATGGAATAAATTTTCTTGTGGAATTTGCTTATATTTTATTATTTGTTGTAATTTAAAATCATTTGAGATACTTGGACTAAATATATAAATATCCATTCCAGACCATATATCGTGATATGGAAAATTTGGGTTAATTAAATAATTGGATAAGGTCAGCGTTTTTCCTAATCCTGTTCTTGCTACAAAAAGTAATCTATGTGGAACAGAAAATATTTTATCTAAATCTATATTGGTTTTTTCAAATTTATCTTTCATTTTCAATATTTTATATTGATGAGGCATCTTCACTATTATATAATATAAAATGATATGTTTTTAACTTAACTTTTTTGAATATATGTAATGTATTTTACTACCAGTTTGCTAATGTGAATAATGATTGAACTTTTTTGGGTTTTGGTGGTGGAATATCTATTGGTGGCGTGGGTTCTGGTATATGTTCTGGTTTTGGTTCAGGTGCTTTTTCACTATTATTCAAAAATCCGCCCGTCCGTCTCGTCTTAATTTCGGGCGTATTTTCGGGCGTATCCTTGTCTTGTAGTTTTTGTAGTTTTTGTTGCTTTTCGTATTTTTCTTTCATTTCTTTTTCTTTTAACTGTAATTCCAGTTCTCGGCGTTTTAATTCTTCTTCTTTTGCCTTGCTTTGTGCTAATCCTACTTTAAATTCGTTCATTTGGAGTTTCATATCGTTTTTAAATGCGTCTAATTCATTTTGGAATTGAAAATGTTGTCTTTGTGGTGGTGGTGAATTGCGTGGGGCATTATAAATTACTTCTTCTTCTCCATTATCATTTTTAACTATTTTTGGTTCTGCTTTCTTTTTATTCTTTGCTCCTGCTGGTCTTCCAGGTTTTCTTTTTTGTGCTTTTTCTTGTTCTTCTTTCTTTTTTGCTTCTCTATTTGCTTTTGCTTTTTCTCTACCTTTGCGTAAATTTTCTAATAATTGTGCCTTCTTTTCTTCACTCATCGGTTTTCTTGTTTTCTTTTGTTTGGGTGGTTCTTCAAAAATATCACTCATTACTGGTATTATAATATAATATAAATATTTTAAATAAAAAAAAAACAACAAAAACAACAAAATCTACATTTATTCGCCTCTTGCTTTTATCAATATAACTAATGACGCAAGACCTTCTATTAAAACTTCACTACCATCACTATTCAATAATCTCGCTTTAATATTTCTTAAATTTAGAGCGTCCGCATTATCTAAATCAACAAAAACAGGAAAAGTTGTATCATAAATAACTGAACCATCGGCATCACTTCTCGGCACTACTGCTAAATATGGTTTTCTACTTTCTTTTAATCCATCATAACTATTCACCTGTAAATTGAGTAATTCAACAATAAAAGCATCACTTAACGCCGTAGGGCGGAATAAATCATCGCCTAGAACTTCATAGCGTATTTGTAAATTACCTGGTCTATTACTTACTGGAACAATAGTAAATGAACCTGGAACAGATGGACTTCTAGTAAATCTATAACCTAAAAATGACGCTAGACTATCTCCTTCAAAACTCATAAAACATTCTTGTTGTTGTGTATTTGGTTGTAATGGTGCTTGTGTGTCTGTGAGTAAATCTTGTTGTGGTTGTGGTTCTGGAACAATTCTTTCTTCTCTTGGCGACGCAGTCCATCTTAATTTTGTAAAAACAAAGTTAATATTACCTGGTCCTGCCCTTGCTCCACTTGTTAATGAAATCCAGATTGGAAATAATTTATCTGGAAATGTGTAATCTTCATTTAATATACTTGTGGATATTGGATTACCAGAAACTAAATCTATTTGATGAATATCAATATATACTTGTCCTCCACTTACACCTGCTCTTATGTAATCATTATTACTACTAACTGATGCTGGAACGCCGAAAAATTGTAAATTAACTGGACTTGGTGTGGATATACCTGCTACAATATACTCATACGCACTACCACCTGTTCCATCTGTGGCGGTTGTGTTCGTAATTTTAACTCCATACGCTATATCACTTAAACTAGGTGGATTTGCCGATGTGAATGTGTTGGGGTTGGTTGTTGTAAAACCAAAAATACCCTGTTCGTTCCCTATCGTCATATCTACATTACGGACTTGAAATGAAACTTGACCTGCTCCTCTTGATATATACTTATCCGCATACATAAAACTATCGCCGAATGATTGTCCTCCACTTCCAGAAAAAGCAGATTGAAACCGACCTTCTGCTGATTGTGTTGTGCCTCCTGTTCTGGTGTAATTCACGCTCCCTTTTTGGAGTTGTAATGCGAGTTGTCCGTTTGGATATACTTTATTTGGGTCAATATTATTTGCTTTTCCAGTAAAATATTCACCTTGAAAATATTGCTGTGTAAATCTACCGCTATGTTCGTCATTTTTTTCTACACCATAAAATACTTCCATACCGATATTTTGTGGTGCTGTTTTGACTAATTTTTTATTTGCTTCCTTCATCATATTAGTAAAAAGTGTGCCGTAGTTTGTCGCATTAAATTCTCCATTTGGTATAGCGTATGTCTGTGGATTTCCAGTTTGGACTTGAAAAGTAATTTCATTATTACTACTATCAATTTCAATTACTTTATTTTGTGTTTCAAAGACGCAAGATTTTAATGCGAGTTGTGATTGTGGTTTTATAAGTAATTCACTATCAAAATTATTATCAAAAATGCCTTCTGGGTCAGTAGTAGTTAATCTCACAATTCTCATATTTAATTATATAATTACCTTTGATTTTTTTCTTTTTGATATTACTTTTTGTTAAAAAGTATTTTTTTCTTTCATCAGTAAATTATGGCGTTGTGTTTTTAAATGATTGATTTTATTATATTTTTTAATTGTTAATCCACATTCGCATTCTATATCTATATTTTTAGAAGTCCAAGTTTCTCGTATTTTTGCTCTGTTTTTTTCACGCCACGCTGAAAAATATTCTTTTCGTGTAGGTTTTGTAGTTTCTGTTGTTTCTGTTGTTTTATCCATTTGTGGTTCTAGGGGCATAATCTCATTACTCATAGTTATATATATTATGTTTAAATAAAAAAATAACAAAAAAATAACAAAAACTACAAAATCTACAATTGTTATTCATTTATATAATCTTGTATAAAAATATAAGATGAATTGTTTGGAACTTTTTAGTGGAACTGGAAGTGTAAATAAAGTATTCAAAAAATATGATATTGAATGTATCTCTTTGGATATTGAAGAGCGTTTTAACCCTACTATATTATGTGATATAATGGAATGGAATTATAAAGAATATCCACAGAATTATTTTGATATAATAACAGCAAGTCCAGTTTGTTGCGAATGGTCGTTATTAAAATCATCTTGGATAGGTCGTAAATCACCATCTATTAGACCAGACGGCGGAGTTGTATCTATGAAAGATATTGAAGAAGGAATTAATTTGAGAGGAAAACCTATGGTAGATAAAATGTTTGAAATAATTCAGTATTTTAAACCGAAATATTACTGGATTGAAAATCCAAAAACAAGTAGAATGTGGAAATATATTCAAGAAAAATATGAAAAACTGGAATTGTATTATAATAGATATGACTATTGTAAATATAGTTCGTATGGTTATATGAAACCAACTATTTTTGCTACTAATTTTGAAGTAATTCCACCTATGATTTGTAAAAAAGATTGTGAAAATATGGTAATAAGTGAAAACAAAAAGAATAATAAAATACCTGTAAATATCACGCATAAAAAACAGATAGGTAATTTAAAACATAAAACAAGTGTATCGTATATTGGTGGTTCAACCGATAGAGATAAAAGATATAGAATTCCGCCTAGATTGATAGAAGAATTATTAGAAAGTATATATATTAATATGTATATAGAAGAATGAAAGCATTAAAATCAAAAAAATATACTTGCTGTTTTTGTAGTAATATCAGCGAAACCAGTAATAAAAAAATAATGTTTTGTAAAGATTGCCGTAAAATCCGTGATTTTGTAAGAGAATATGGAATAAGGTCTTTGTTAGATAAATTAGAAGTGGGTGTAATGAAAGCATCTGCTCCACCCTATAATATCTAAATTTATAATATAAGATGCCCTATAAAGTTGTAAAATCTGGAATGAAATATAAAGTAAAAAACACCACTACTGGTAAAATGTATTCAAAAAAAGGTATGTGTAAAGCGTGTGCGAATAAACAAAAAAAAGTATTAGATATGATGAAGAATAAAAATAAAAAAAAGTCTGGATATTAAATAAAGATGTATAGTGATTTTGTGAGATTTTATTATTTATTTTTAGAAGACAAACAGAAGGAACAGAAAAAAGATGTAAATAAATAGTATAAAGATGCCCCCTAAAAAAGATGTTAAATGTTTTGAGAGAACCAATAAAAAAGGTCAAAGATATACGACCTGTAAAGATAAAAAAACTGGCGAACAATTGAGGAAAACTACAAAAACTACAAAATCTACACCTGCGAAAAAACCATCGCCACCAAAGGCAAAATCTCCGCCTAAAACTGGAATTGAAAAGAGAACAGGTAAAACAAGAGCAGAGATTAACAGAATGAGAGCGAGTAGTGTTGTGAAAGCACTACCACCAGAATTACGAGAAAAAATAGCAAAAAAGATGGAATTAAATGTAGGCGATTTAATGGAAAAAAAAGGAGCGAAGGAATGGTATGAAGGAAAGCATATGTTAATAATTGATAAATTTCCAGCAAGAGATAATAAAACTGGATATACATTAGTAGTTGTAAAAAGAGATGGTAATAAAGATGTTAATTGGAGATATGATAAAACAAGAAATTTTAATGGAGAAATTACAAAAAGGAATGGAATGAGATTAACTCTGTTGGAAGAACAGGTTTTTAAAGGAAAAAAGGAAAATGGAAAATATGTGGTTGAAAAAAAAAGATATTACGACCCAGCATTAAATAAAACTAGATTTAATGATAAAAATTATCATACACACGAAATAACAATATCACCTATGAAAAGAATACAGAGCGGATATAAACCGAACCCTAGATATAGTAGTGAAAAAAGACTTGGTAATGATTTTCCAGAATGGACGAAAGGAAGAAGATGGTATGATTAAAGACAAACCGATATAACAGACAATAATATGGAACTATATGGAACTATTGGAACTATTTTTTATGTTTGATTTTTTCAAAATTGATTTTTTGATAAATAGTTATTTGTGTAAATAACATAAAGAAATAATATCCATATATTATATCCACCAAGAACAAAATGTCCAGTTTTTATAAAATTGATTTTTCATCAAAACAACAATCTACTCAACATAACAACAAAGAAGTAAAGAAAGTTATAAAGAAAAAGATGCCTATTAAAAAGACGATGAAACCTGGCGAGAAACCTGGCGAAAAACCTAATGAAAAGGAACAAAAGGTTAAAATTACTATGCCGAAAGATAAAGCAAAAAAAAAATTGAAGTTGCCGAAACAATCTAACTCGGTAGTAAGTCCGCCTATTATTGAACAACACGAAAATATGCCGTCATTCTCCGCCGATGCTTCGCCGAAGGTTGTTAAGAAGGTCAAGAAAACTATTAAAAAAAAGAATGTAGATTTTGTAGATTTTGTTGTTGAAAGCATATCTCTATTTGAGGAGCGTGATGTAGGTAAGTTTGATTTGATTATCAATAAGAACATTACGAATGAAATATTCAAGAACAAAACATTTAGGGAAGTAATTGATGCCGATAAACTCTATAATGTATTGCGTATAAAAGACGCAGAACATTTTGGAAAATTGGAGTATATTGATGTCTATGGAAATAAGTGTAAAATGACTATTTTGAGTGATGATGAAAAAGATGCTTTGAAGAACTATCATCAATTCTATAATAAATTACTGAATAACCTGGATATTATTGAAGATGGAGAAGGTAATTATAGATATGAATTGAGTGTAAGTTATAGTAGTCCAACTCAATATGGTAGGGTATATCCAATCGGTAGTATGAGTTTGTCGCAAGTGCTACGCCCCCTACGGCATTATATCGCACGAGATAAGTATTATGATTTGGATTTTAAAGCGTCCGTTCAAAGAACTCTATGTGGTATTTTTGAGGAAAAACAATTGAAATATCCACTCTTGTATATTTATGTGCGTCGGCGTGATGAAATTCTAAAAGCGTGTATGGAGGAATTTAAAATCACATATGACGAAGCAAAAAAAATATTCACGATTGAATGCTTTGGTGGAAGTTGTATTGAATATTTGAAAAAAATTGTGCCGAACCATAACTACAAAAACTACAAAATCTACAATTATTTAATGGAACTCCATACGGAGATGGAATTGAATATCGGTTATGTATTTAATTGTGATGAATATAAGGAAATTAAAGAAGAACTACTGAAAGATATTACTCAAAAGTCAAAACAAAAGAGGAGTTTTATTTGTCGGTTGTATCATATTGTAGAAATGGAGTTGTTAAAGATTGTTTATAAAACTCTATTGATGAACGATATTATTACACCAGTTAATACGAGATGTATCCCTTCGCACGATGGAATTATGATTGAAAAGGAAGTAGTCCATAATAGCGAATTCACGCTGAATGAAATTATAGATGAAATCAATTATAATATTACGAATGATACAGGACTAACTTGTTTAGAACTAATTCAAAAACCGATGGACGAGCATAAGGAATATGAGGATTATGTGAAAGCGGTAGATTTTGTAGAATATGTAGATAAGTTCTATGAACTCTATGGAATTACACGAAAACAAGTCAAAACTCTGGAATATACTGATGAGACGATGATGAAGGATTTATTCTTGAATAAGCAAAAAGGAATGTTTATGACTACGGCAAAGAAAACCGATGATAAAATAGATGTAGGTCAATTATTTAAAAAGATGACTAATAGTGGAATGTGGAAGATTGTGAATGATAATCAATTCAAAAACGAGTTAATCCCCTATATGACTATGTTTATGGAGTATGTAGAACGCCTACGGAATAATGAATGGAGAACAACTAATAATATGAAAAAACAATATATTCAAGGCGTATGTATGATGAATGATAAATGGAATGAATTGTATAAAGATAATGAGGAGATGTTAAAACAAAATCCATTTGAGGATAAAGATACAAATTTTGAGGAACTTGTTAGTGCGGTTTGTAAGAGGGCAAAATCTAAACTAGCGACATTCATTAAAAATCTGCGTGAAGAAGTAGGACGCAATAAAATTTGTAATGCGGTAAAGACCGCAACTTGTAATAATGACTTTTATGACCTACTAGATGCTGACCCTACGCTACTAGGATTCAATAACGGCGTATTGGATTTGAAGACGATGGAATTTAGAAAATGTAAAGATGATGAATTTGTAAGAATGACTTGTGGTTATGATTTTATTGACCCTAATGATGAAACTATTGAAACGGAACTAATGGAAGAAATTTTGAGTATGTATAATGAGATTGAAAGTGATTTGAAAAATCTATTCTTGGAAGATAGTGAATATGATTGGAGTATGATGTGTTTTAGTAGATGCCTACTCGGTGCTGAATTGAGTAATAAGGAACAAAAGATTATTGTAATGATTGGTAGTGGAGGTAATGGAAAAGGTTTTATTGATAAATTACTACTATCCGCACTAGGAGATTACGCTACGATTTTTAGTGGTGAAACTATGAACAAGGGTGTAAAGGAAATGAGTGCTTCTTTGAGTGGATTATATAAGATGAGGTATGCTTCTATAAGCGAACCTGATGGAAGTTGGAATAACACGATTGTAAAACAGATTACAAGCGACAATATGAGTGTGCGGACACTATATCAACCGAAAATGGTTGAATTTAAACCGCCTCCGTTATTTGTGAGTTGTAATCCACCCGGAATTATTCTACAAAAATTAGAGATGGGTGATGCTATTAATAGGCGATTTATTCAATTTAAAATGGTAAAAGAAGCGAAAGACGAAGATGAATTTTGTAGCGACAATCCATTACATATTAAGAAGAAGAATGAATATGAGATGACGGATAAAAGAAAAATGGCGATGATGATGATTTTGATTAAGTATTACAATATGTATAAAGAGAATGGAAGTAATATCGCTAATAATATCCCTATGCGATTTAAGAAGGACACGAATGAATTTCTTTCATCTATGAATATTGAGGATAGATGGATTGAAGAACAAATTACGAAGAAAAATCAAAAACCGAAGAAGCACCTACTCGCATATGATTGTGTTATTGAAGGTCAAAAGTTTAGAGGATTTGTGGATTACATTTTGAATAACGCACCGAAGGATATTAAGATGAGGTTTAATAATTCAAAACAAAAAGTATTGAAGTGTATTGAAAGGGCAACAAGTCTAAAAGTAGAAAATGCTGGAAAGTGTTATGATATTGACGGAAAACTTGTTAGTGATTTGAATGATAAAATTCATAGGTCAAGATGCTTTCATAATGTAGTATTTGGAAAACTGGCGGACGAAGAAGAACAAGAG